AGAGTAGTGCGTTTAATTGCTTTTTTCTCTCATCGCATAAAAACGCGTTTTGACATGGTATGCATATTGGTTCTATTTGAGAAAAATTCAATACACATGTTCCGTATGTTTTATCATTTATATTAGCATTTGTTTTTGATTCGCCCTGAAGATACAAATTAACTAAGATAGGCGAGCCAATTAAATTTTCATTTGTTATCGTCTGATCCACTTGTAGATTTTCAAAGCCATCGGAGTCTGCGAATATGTTTAAAACTTTGAACTTTTTATTTTGATTACTCTGAGAGCCACTAAATTCGATATAATCGCCAATTTGCACTCCCATTTTAGTGAACGAAAACAGACCATTGGATAGAGTGTTTTTAATTAAGTTCTGTCTTTGATTTGAAGAAGAAACTGTGGTTGAAACTTTTGAAAGTTGTGGAGTTGTAATAAAAAACTTTGGATTATATAAATCCTTTTTTGTTGAAACATTAGTTGCTGAAACTAATTCTGCTCTTATTATTGTATTCTGATCAAATGATTTGAATGTATAAATTCCAGATAAATTTGATTTTATATTACTAGAATCTTCAACATAGTTTGCATTTGAAAATTCAAATGTTATACCAGATTGAACTGAATTAAAGAACGAAGAAATAAAAGCCAAATCATCTTGGTTTTTGGAATTGCTATAATCTATTACCACCTTTGTCTGTGAATCATAAAACAAAAACGAGGGTGTAGTGGTTAATGATCTATTTTTCTTAAATGTATAGTCTTCCGTTGATGAAAAAATTAATCCAAAAAATACATCACTTGCAACTAGATAAAATGATCTAGTATCTAAGTTTGTAAATGCTCTTTTGGTATTTTTTCTAAAACCAGACATATTAAGAGCCAATATAACTTAGTTGCTGAGTTCCCTCCACAGAACGAGCATATAAGGCACTAACGTTACTGCACTCTATGTAAATGCTTTCTCCTGGCTCTAACGGATATCCATCTATTGGATTTCTAATTAAATTTCCACCACCAATATAAACTATCGCAGTGTTTGAACTACTTGCCTTCAGTGTAACACCAACTTGTAGTGGAGTATTTGAGTTTACTTGTGTTACTGATGGAGTCAAAGAAATTGTTGCGCTTGACACCTTAGATGGTCTGGTGATTTCGCTAATCCTTGCTCGTAGATTTCCGCTTGTTATATCGGTTCTAATGTTTGATATAGGAGATGTGTTTGTTTTGATGTCAGTCAATCTCCCAATCAAATTGCTGTTTTCGCCGGATAGAGCAGCAACTATAGCAGAATCATCAATAGAAATTTCATTAGTTACATCTACGTTTAGCGGAGTTGTTGCAGTAACTTCTATTGCATCTCCGTTTTCACCTTTAACAATTATTGCACCACCAGAGGTTGTTCCGGCAACAACTAGTGGAATGTTATTGTTATTGAAAACACCAACGCTTGCTCCTACATTTACTGTTGCTGTAAATCCAGCATTAGTCATATAAACATTGAGTGCATTTGATGTTGAATTTAGTGTTGTACCAGATGAATCATAAAGTCTGGTTAGGACTTTGGAACCCAAGTCAGAGCCCAACACAGATACAGTATCTGTTACTGCGTTCAGTGCTCTTCCACCACTTACAGTAACGGTTCCAGTTACTCTTACGCTATCGTTAGATGAAGATAGATATCTTCCACCAGTTATTGTGATTGGATTTACTGTTATACCCCCAGAACCGGCACCACCGATAATAACTGGTTGTGAAATATTAACTGTGCCTGTTACTCCAACTAGAGTTCCATTAGTAATTCCCTGAACTCTGGCTGTTACTGGAAGTTCATAGCCAGTACTACCTCTCACATAAACAAAACTTCCTGTGGTTCCAGTATTTGTAACTGTTACAGCGCCGCTAATTGTTCCTGTAATTCCAACTCTAGTTGCTGGATTTGCTGAATAAATATTTACTGGTAGTGGTGTTGTTTGTGAGACTCTGAATGATTCTGCACTGGCACCCCATACTAGTTTTGTTAGTTGAACGTGAGCAGCATCTGCGCTTAAACCATTGACAAATAGATAATCCGTGGCTATACTTGCAGTGTTTCCTGAAACATCAATGGTCAGATCTTTATCGGTGTCTGGCATTAAAAATCTCCGTATTAAGTAAAGTATGTATAACTATAGAAATAGGACAGTAAATGATATTTGATATTGAAAAGCAACAGCAGTTTTGTAAAAAAGTAGAAAACCATGTCAAAAAATGGGACTGTACCTATTTAGAGGCAGTCATAGCAGTCACAGAGGATATGGAAATTGAACCAGAGGTATCTGCCAAGTTTTTAACAAAACCAATTATTGAGAAGATTCAAGAAGAGGGTAGGCAGATAAATCTTCTACCAAAAATAAAAAATAAACTTCCAATCTAGCAATAATCTGTTATAATTACTTATGTTCGTGGCGGGGAGTTCCCGTCTTTCACACTAGCAGTGGGTAGATCCCACAAAGGATTTAGATGTCATCATTTAGCGATTTTAAAAAGAAGGCAAAGTCTAGCATTAGCGACTTAACCAAGGCTTTAGAAAGCCTTGATGGAAAGAAGGATTACAAGGATGATCGTTTGTGGAGGCCTGAGCCAGATAAGTCTGGTAACGGCTATGCGGTTATTCGCTTCCTACCCGCTCCGAAGAACGAAGAACTCCCATTTGTGAAGATGTATTCACATGCCTTTCAGGGCAAGGGTGGTTGGTTCATTGAAAATTGTCTAACAACTAACGGTGGTAAGTGCCCCGTTTGCGAATTGAACAATGAACTTTGGAACAGCGGCATTGAAACAGACAAGAATATTGCAAGAGAGAGAAAGCGTAAGTTGACTTATATCTCTAACATTCTTGTGGTTAAGGATGAAGCAAATCCACAAAATGAAGGTAAGGTTTTCTTATTCAAGTATGGAGTTAAGATCTTTGATAAGATCAAAGAAGCCATGTATCCTGAATTCAAGGATGAGCAAGCAATTGATCCATTTAACTTTTGGTCTGGTGCGGACTTTAAGTTGAAGATTCGTAAGGTGGCTGGATACACCAATTACGATAAGTCAGAATTTGCAGCATCATCTCCACTATTCGGTGGCGACGATGCAAAACTTGAGGCCCTTTGGAATAAGCAATATTCTCTACAGGATTTTGTCGCACCAAAGAATTTCAAGGAGTATTCTGCACTGAAGTCTCGTCTGTATGAAATTCTTGGCGACGATATTCGTTCTACTCTAATGGAGAACACAAGTCGAGCCGAAGACGAGACAGAAGAACCAAACCCTTTTGATGCTCCCAGTCGCACCAAACCTTCACCAAAGAAGCAAGAACCGGCTCCAACAGATGAGCCGGGCGAGGAAATGGATTCCTTGTCTTACTTCCAGAAATTGGCTGAAGAGTAAGAAAAAACCCCGCGAAAGCGGGGTTTTTTTATTTAACCATATTCTCGTCTATAGTTTGGAAGCATAAAGGAGTCTTCGGCAGTCTTCTTATAAATGTCATATTGATATGCAATGTTCGTGACATTTACAGTAGAACCACCTGTCTGTAAAACAACATTTGCTTTTTTATCTTGATCATCTTTTTTCTGAGAAGCACCGAAAAGAGATTGCATCAAAGCAAATCCCGGACTCATCATGGCCGCTGCTCCTAATCCTGCACCAAGACCAGAAGCAACACCACCTATAGCAGAACCAATTCCTTGAAGAGCACCACCGACAACACTGCCCACACCACTACCACTTTCTGGTTTTTGTGATTCAATTGTTGATTGTGCGTCTTCACCAATGTCATCTGTTGCTTCTTTTCTCTGAAGACCACCAGAGGATTGTTGTATTGCAGAGAATTGTGCAGATGACTGTTTTTGTTTTTCTAGTTCCGCACCCAAGTCTTTTGATTCTTCTTTTGTTGCTGCTTTGACGGAGGCACCAGAGGAACCAGAGACAGAGGACATCAATCCCTGAACTTTACCCACTTGTTTTTCTACTTCTTCTTTAACGACTTCTGTGCCTTCTCTCATTGCTGCTTTTGCTGCTTTTAATCCCGTTTTTGCTAAACCACCCAAGCCTTTAGCGATTCCACCTGCGGCTTTCATTCCGGCTTTTGCTACTTTAGCAACTTTGGCAGCACCAGTAACCACTCCCAAGAAATGTGCTGGAGTTTCAATTTGAATTGCTCCTGTTTCATTAATCGATGGTTTATTTTGAAGTTGTCCTGATTGAACCATATTAATAAGACTCATTTTATCGTGTCTTGCCAAAAGAACAGAACTCTGTTGATTTAATCCGTCTGTTGCCAAAATTTTTAATCCAGATTCTTTTTGCTTTGGTTCTTGTTGTTTTAATCTTTGCATCATTTCAACTGGTATTACAGAACCAGTATCTTGGTCAATTATTTCTTTTCCTGCCTCCCCAACCAAAGCCGCTTCTTTCTTACCGGGTTTATCTGTATTGAGAAACACTATTTTTGGTGGTTCGTTTCCACCAGCAGTAGTTGCATTTGGTTCTAATTTTGCTTTTATTTGTTCTATGTTTTTTCTGGTTGGGACTAGACTGTTAGAAAAATCAGATTTTACACCAATTTTTCCAGACTTATACGCAGGAATTGATAACAAATTATTGTTGAATTTATCCGTTTTTATTTTATTTGTAAGTGTTCCAATTTTGAATACAGATAGTAATTGTTTTTCTTCATTTTTTGGAAGAAGAACTGAGTAATTTGTTTCAATTTTTGCAAAATTTGGTTTCTTTGGAGAAGTATTAGTGTTTGTTTCCACTAAAACTTGTTTTAATTCTGGGGAATCTTCCATAGATTCTTCTGGTTTTATTAATTTTGGTAAAACTTCTATGGTTTTTTGATAAATTTTTTCAACAATAGGAGAAACTTTATCTAATTTCAAAAAAGGCAAAACTTTTTTCTTAAGTTCTTGCGTCAAGAATTTTTTAATTTGAGTTTTTTGTGCCTTTTTCATTTATGTTTACGCTTGTTTTAGTTTTTCGTTCATTTCTTCTATGTGTTTTCTCATCATTTCTACAAAAAGTGTTCTCTCCCACGGTATCATTCTTTCAATTTGATCAATTGGTACTTTATGTTCAAAGAATATTTGAAAATTTATCTTTAGAACTTCTACTAAATTTGCATAACCAAAAATAATTCTAAAAAATCGGAAAATCCTCGTATTGTAATGTCTCTTTTTACACCATCTTTTGTGGTGTATTCTATTTTTTGCTCAATTGTGGGTATTTCTTTCAAAAAGTTTAGCAAATTTTTAAATTGTTTTGCTGTAAGTGTTTCCAAAAACTGTATAACTTCTTCATGAGGCACGTCTTTTGTATAATATTGTTCTTCTCCGGACTGAATTTCTTCTATACACAGAGATAAAAGTTCTAAAACACCAGTTTCGTCTTCTTGGATATTGAATTTATTAAGTTTTAGATACACATCAAGAGTCGGTTGTGCTAAAACTACAGAAATTGAAGAATCTAATGCTATTTTGTTCTTAGGTTTCTTGTTTGTGACTTTAGTATTTCTTAAATCTACAAATGATTGTACTTTTTCGTTAGTAACTGGACATGTAATATAACATTCCACTACTTCACCAACAGATTTTTCTCTTATTTTCAAAAATAAGTATTCTAAATCACAAAATGGCAAATTTTTACAGTCGTTGTCTGGTAAACCAGTAACACACGAATTTATAACCTCTTGTATGGTTGTCATCAAGTTGTCGAATGAAGAAGTTTCTTTTGCTATCAATAGATTCTTCTCTTCCCTGACAACAAATGGTCTATAAGTTACTCTTTTTTGTGTAATTGGCAAAATTTCAGTATACTTTGGTGTTTTTTCTATTAACAGTTCTTTTAGCATTATAATTTCACTTTCTTATGATATTTATTTTTCAAGTTTAAGATTGTCCCGGTAAATATTGATAACTGGTATAGAAAATATTTACGCTAAATCTGACAACTGAATTCATTTCTATTGCATCAAACTTGGCTGGCAATATTTCTAGGGGAATACATTCTTTTAATAATATTGTGTAATTTATTTCGTTGGTTTGTGACAATGCTTCTATTTTTATATCTCTTTTTATGTCATCAAAATAACCAACTCTATTGACTAACGTTCCTCCGGTTCCTAAACCAGATAATCCATTTGCATCTATTGTTGCGATAGTTTGCCAGTCTTCGAAGTATTTTCTGCTATTCCAGTTTCCTTCGATTGCAAAATCAAACAAATTATTATTGTATTCTATGCCATATATTGCTGGTATTGGTGACATGGCACCGGACAGAAAATCACCATATGCTTTAAGTTTCTTAGATGGTATTTGTGCTAAAGGACAAAGAAATACCTGTTGACTTCCATTTGGTGGGATTATAATCACTCTATATCTACTAGAAGTCTGTACTCCATTGTTTTGTTTTAAATATTCAAATAAACCACCCGGATTTCCGGGAAATAGGGATGACATTTAATTTTTTCCTCTGAAAAGATTATTTTCGGTTAAAACCATGAATTTCCATCCGTTTTTTGAGCAAAATTTAGATGCAGAGTCCCACTTAGATTTATTTATCTGATATTGAACCATCTCTGTTAAAAATGTTCTATTACTCTTCTCGCCACGCTTTGGTTCTTTTGTCTGTTTATCTGGTTTTATTTCTACAACTATTGTTTCTATTTCATTTTGTTTTTTAACTTCAAAAAGAAAATCAGGATAATACATGTGAACTTTATTATCTACTGGAGAAACATAAGGAATCTGTAGTTCTTCGCTAGACCATCTAATTACATTAGAATTTTCGTCCAAATATTTACAGAAGGTTCTTTCCCAAAGAGACCTACATATAATGTTGTCGGGGTTGCCGACGTACTTTTGTGGATTTTTTGGTTTATATTTACTCTTGTAGGCCATAGGAATCTAATGTCAAATACAGTTCAGTATCCAACCTCTAATACTTATCAATCCAGAGTAGCAGCTTGGGTATCTTTTACACCACAAAATTTTAGCACTAGATCAGACACAAAAAAAGCAGTAAAAAATGGTGGGGGTTCTGGATATATGCTTCCCCTTCAAAGATATTCTAGCCCAAATTCTGCTGGTTATGCAGAAGTTGAGCCATCTGGAATAGAACAAATAGGAATGGGAATACGAGATCTAGTAACAGGGGGTGGTGTTGGTAGATTGTCTAATACAATTGACTCAGTTATTAGCGTGGTAAATCCACTTGGATTTGGTGTTGGCGATGTAACAAATGTTCTATCTGGTATGAAAGGCTCGGCTCTACAGGAAGTTTCCAACAGTGATTTATTATTTCAGCAAACTGCTAAAAGGCCACACTCATTTGGTTTTAGTTTATATGCAAAAAATAAAGCAGATGCTCAAGCCATAGACACAATAGTAAATGGATTTCAAACTAGACTATACCCATTCATGGAAACCAGAACACTGAATCGGGTTTCTCCTCCTCCAATGTGGGGAATAAAAATAATACCAAATGGAGGAGCCTCTAATTCTTTGGTTTTAGAAAATTCAATACAACCGTCTGTTTTGGTAAATTGCTCCATAACTCGTTTGGATGCAAATGCACCAGTATTAACTAGAGATAATTATTATATGGGCATTGATTTAACTTTATCTTTCACAGAAATCGAACCAGCCTATAGGTCATATGACAATCCAGAAAAACTATTCATGCGTTCAGACTTTGTTTGGTAATACCAATGAGATATTTTTCCTTACTTCCCACAATTAAGTATAAATTTACAAATGGAGAGTACACCATTGTAGATTTATTTTCTAAAGTTGGTTTCAATGAAGAGTTTTTTAAAAACACAACACTTTATTATGAAGAACAAAGAGATAATATTTTATCCCCAGAGAGACTATCTTTAGAAAAGTATGAAACTTTTGATTACTACTGGTTATTAATGATGGCAAATAAAGTAGTAGATGTTAATGCAGATTGGCCAACAATTCAAGAAGACTTTGGAACTTTGTTGGAAACCGAATCCAAGAAAACAACATATTACATTTATGAAAATGCAAACATCATAGAAAACGACATTTTATATGTCGATGAAACTTCATACGGTGTGATTGAATCTTGGAATCCTTTCTATAAAGCAATTGTAATAAAAGAAAACTATAATTTACGAACAGATCTAACTGGAACAGAGTTTGAAATACGAAGATTAGATGAATCTGGTGGTTTTATAAACATTGTCAATTATTGTAATCCCTCCTCAAATACATTTAGTTCTTTTGGCTCAATGCCTTATTTACAGTCAATTCATAGAATAAGAAGAGGAGAAGGATGCTGCCTAAATCCTTTTCTTAAGGTGGTTTCTAACGAGGTTACTAACGAACTATTACTCAATACTTGTGAACAGACTGCAAAAACCGCATTTGAGCAAAGTGTAATATACAAAATAGTTAATAATATTCAAGTAAATGGTATTTCAGTAAGAACACAAGAACAAAGATTGACTTCAGAATATGTGGATAAAATCAAACTAAACATAATTAATCCACAATTGATGGGAAGTTTGGAAGATAAGATAAAACTGCTATTCAATGATAAAAGTGAAACAGCAAATAATATTTTTAGGATTGGTTAAAAATGCCTGATCAAACAAGTGAAATAACACAAGAATTTATTAATCTAAAAATTCACGAAATAAAGATTATTGGAAAAGATAATCAAGTTTATGAAATTTATCCAAAAAGTCCAAACTTTGGTTATCAGTCAATGACAATAACCGAAGGTATGTTCGAGGCTTCTTTGCATGGTACTCTTTCTTTAAGAGATATAAATTCTACACCTGAGCAAATTAATTTTTCTGCATTTGATGATATCGTCATCAAGATGGAAAATCCAGAAATACCAAATTCATTTAAATCTCTTAGATTTAAGATTTATAATGTAAAGGCATATGGAGATCAAATTAAAGAAAATTTGATAAAAGAAGAATCAAACATTCCCAAAATAGAGTTAAAAGTTGATTTTGTTTCTTATGAACATTATCTACTTACATATAAAGAATTTTCAGAATTGGCTGGTTTAACTGGTGCGGATATTATCACAAAAATTTCCACAAGTAGTCTTGGTTCTTCCCAACAAGTTGGTTTAGTTAATAGCATTAATGACAGGTTTTTTAAAACAGGAAAGACCAATTCTGACACCACACAAAAACCAATGTACATCGAAGAGTCGAGAAATTGGGTTTGGTATAAACAAAACCAATCAATGTATCCTTGGGGTAAACTTAATAGACCACTTAAAGCGGCTCAACTTTTGCAATTTTTGGCAGAATATGCTGTTTCCGATTCTAATCCTAATGCATGTAACTTTATGTTTTGGCAGGATATGGATCGATGGAATTTTAGAAGTATAGAGTCTTTATTAAGAGAACCAGTCGTTAGACAGTATTTTGTTTCAAACATACCAACACAAGTAGGAAACATTTATAGCCTTAAAATTGTAAATGAATCTAATTTTTTAAGACTATTTGAATCAAATGCATTTGCTGCCAAATATTACTTGGTTGAACCAAAGTGGAATCAACCATATAGAGAATACCTTGATTATAATGAATCACATTCCATAACAGAAGTAGTTTACAATTATTTTAGAGATTATAATAAATGGTTAAAGGTAGAAAAATATCCACTGCTTCCTTCTGGAATAACAACCGAACCAACAGCAGCAAATGTAATAAACGACAATGTTTCTGGTTACTTCTCCAAGTCTTTTAACAATAGAGATAAAACTGTTGCATGGGATCATCATGGTTATACCTTTTCTAATAGAGAGGGAACAATTACATGGCAACCTATGTTTGATCAGGTAGATCTTGATGGAGAAGTTTGCAGAAAAATCCAAAAAGATATTAAGCAAAAATTAAAAGATAAAAGAATAGAATATGCCAGTAAGAAAAATCTAAAAGAAAAATGGAAAGTATATAAGTGTAGTATCTGTTGTGATTCTTCTTCATTAGAATCAGAAGGAACAGAAGTTTTTAGTTCGGAGTATGGTATTGTTGCCGCTGGTGCCTTTACTGACTTGGTAAACTACAATAAGTCTGAAGGTTTTAGTGGGTCTAGGCAATTCCCAATTGGTTTGACATTTAGTTATGATTTGTCACAGGAACCATTCAATAAGACCATTGGAAACTTGATGTATCTTCGTGAAGTTCCAGACATACAAACAAAATATTTGTATGATTTAGAATCAAAAAGAATTGATATTGCTAGAGAAAGAGTAGAAAAACAAATTGAACTTTTGAATACATTAAAAGCAAATGCTATGTCATTTCCAATATGTGGAGAAACTTCTACTCCTAGTGATTGTGACTACGCAGAATCTGATTTCTATGACACATACACAGGCTTTAGTCCATTTCAACTGTGTTGGTGTACTGAAGAATCTAAAAATAATTACATAGAAAAACACCACAATCAAGCAATACGAAACAGACAAGAATTACTAAATTCTAATTATTTTCAAAAAATGAAAACTATCGTTGAAGAAGAAAAACAAAATTTTTCAACAATATATGAACAATATAGAGGAAGAACTGCTTTTTTTGTTTCTAGTGAATTAGGATTTACGGCAGAAAATTCAAATCAAAATCTTTTTAACGTTAAATCTATAACCAGAATTCCCATTAGGGGCAGTAAGTATGAAAAATTAGCAAAGAAAACAGTCTTAGATGAATTTATAAAAAATTCAGGAATTACATTTGCATTTAAGGGATTTTCTCCTGGCACAACTTCATATTATCCATATGAAATTTTTTATGATAATGATCCTTCAATAGATCCGTCTATAAAGCATCCGCATTATGATTCTGGTTATAATTTTGATTTAGGGTTTGGTGCAAACCCTTATTTTTCTGTTTTTGATGAAATTGGAGGACCAAATTCTGGTTCACCTCTAGGAAATGATCCGTATCTTTTTATATCATACTATATTTCAGTTAGAGTAAAAATGAAATATAAACAAATAGAAAAGTATGCAACAGCAGGTGAACCTATTGGTGGTGTCTATGATTGCGAAAGATTAGAAACAAACACTAGAACTGCTGAGTGGGAGGAATTTGAAAATTTTAACTTTGTTGATTCAAATCCAGCAAAACTCATCAAGTCTGAAATTATAAAAAAAATAGTAAAACAAAAAATGGCATCATTTACCAGTGTGGCTACTGAAGAAGAGTACACCGAAAATGGAGCAATTTTCAGAAGAACTAATCCAGATGTTTGCGGAGAACCTAATACTTGGACTAGAGAAATAACAGTTGATTATGATCAAGTGTATTCAAATAATTTTGGAAATTCATATTTGTCTCAATTTGATCCCGGAATATGTGTTAATACTCCATTTGGTTTAGAAAGAATTCAGGATTTTAATCCTATTGAATATTTAAATTCTAGAAATTTAATAGATCTCAGAGAACCAGAAGAAGGAGAAGAACCAAAACGACCAATTGAGAAAATTTTGGAGGAAATAGAAAGTTTTGTTCGTATAGAGTTTGAAACACCAATTGGAATTAATACCGTATATGACTTTCCAAAAGGATTTTACGACACTCCCGGATCAGAGTATTATTTACCATACAATGTATTCTTAACAGCAGGTCCTTTTGGCTCAAAATCCGTTGATTACAATATTTCAATACTTGGTCAAGATCCATATGGGTTTGATGTTGCTGTAAAAAGAATAAAGAAAAAAAGACAAGAATTAAAACCAGAAAATAAAGCATTAGTTAATAACAAAGATTACCATATTGTAGAAAATGGTTATTTAAAGAATACTTCAATTAATAATTTTGGTTGGTTTGTGAGACAACCAATAACTTATGGTTATTCTCCTGAAATTAGATTTAATAAAGTTCAAAATTCCTATAATCTTGGTTCTCCAACCTTAGTCGATACTTATTTAAATTATGATGTAAATAGAAGATCAAATGCTTTAGATTCCGACGAACATCGAATTAGAAAAACAGATTTTACTTATGGTGATTATATTGGAACAAATTTATCAGAAATTTTTTATCATGATTTAATAAAAAATATAACTAGAAAAAATCCATTATCATTGCCAAATTCATATTTTGAATTTAATAACAAAAGACCAGAAGGTACGGTTACTGTGCCATTTAGTAATTTTAATACTGGAACCGACTTTGGAGAAGGAGACTACACTAAGGGTAATGAAGTAAATACTTTATCAACTAGTTTTAGTGGAGATACTCCCACTAGGGGATATAAAGAGTGGGCATTTTCAAACAAACTTTATTTGGAAAGTCTATTATTGCCCGGAAATGTTTTTGGCTATTATCAACCACAAAAAAATATAGAATTACCAATTTCTACCGATTATTTTAAATCTTTTGTTTCATATAATCCCCAGCAAAACGGAGATGATGGATGGCTTTCTTTCTTTGAAATTGACTTGAGAAACAGAAATAATAGAGAAGATAAAGATAAACCAGAACAAGAAACTACCTTTTACGGTAATTATTATGGAGCAGCAATTTGGAATCATCCTCAAATACCACAAGAAATGTCTCATGTTTGGAAAAATGATATTTCTGGAGAAACTGAGTATGGACTAGTAGGTCCAGAATTAGAACCAGAGGACTCCACATTTGACAGAAACTTTGCTGCTCAATTTATGGTCATATCCAGACAAACTCCAGAAAACAGTCCATGTAAAGATTACCCGTGCTCTAATCCAGAGCCGGTTGATAATTCTGATTGCCCTGACAATGATCCTGTCTGTAATTGCCCATGTCAAGAATTTAGACCTGACAAAATGACAGTTGGCTTTACTGGCCCAGAACCAACTTATGCTGAACTAAGACAATTAGAACAAGAAATAAAAGAGTGCGATTTGATCGAAAATGTTTTGGGTGAAGATTGGCTTGGTTGTGTTTGGGGTAAACCAAACGATCCATTGAATTGTGATTGTCCGTGCATTGGTACAAAGTTCTTGGATTATTTGAAGTATTCTCAAACATATTGCACATTCTGGCAAACACCACCAGAAAGACCTCTTCTTCGTAATGCACAAATGATGCAAATCAACGCTAATAAAATAGTGATATCCCTGAATGGTGATTTTACCCTAAGACCAGGAACAAAAATAAGTCTAAATTTAGGAACAAAGAGATATTCGGGAACTTGGCTGGTTCAAAGCATAGTCCATGATATTGCAAAGACAAAACATTACATGGATGTGGTATTGATTCGAGACACAGAATATCTAAATCCAAACACAAGATCAGAAAAATTGGTACTAAATAACTAATATGGCATCACCAAAATACAGAGACTTGAACATTTTCTTCAACAAAAATCAAGAAACCGGGGATATATCATTTTCTACCGGAAACTCTTCCATTGTTCAATCTATAAAAAATATAGTATTGACTAAAAAGGGAGAAAGACCATTTAATCAATATTTTGGAACAAGATTGACTGATATTTTGTTTGATTCACCAACATATGCGGAGTTGGCTTTACTTAGAAGCGAAATAAGAACTGCTCTTGATTCATTAGAACCAAGAATAAAAGTAAATTCTGTTGACATACTATACCCAATAATGGAGTCAACTGAAAGTTCAGACATTAAAATAAATATTAAGTATGTCTTAAATCAGGGGTCAGTAAACACACAAGAGCAAACTTTAATACTAACGGTAAACGAACTATGACAACAATTAACTTATCAGAACTAGATTTTGGTAATATCCGGGCATCTCTTGTCAATTATTTGAAAAAACAAGACACCGTAAAAGACTTAAACTTTGAAGGTTCGGCCGTAAATTTTCTATTAGATTTATTAGCATATAATACTTTATATTATGCTCACTTTGCGAATATGATATCAGGTGAGGCATTTTTAGATACTGCTCAACTAGAAAGATCTGTTGTATCTCTGGTAAAACCTTTAGGTTATGTTTTACCAACGAAAACTAGTTCTGTTGGAAGAATAAAATTAACTAATGTTACCACCAGCACAGTTTTAAAGCCATTTACTGTTAATGTTGTTGGTTCCACACCAGAAGGAATTCGTTATCAGTTCTGGAACGTTGATGAGTTGTTAGTTGGTCCCAATAACGAAACTGAATATTTTAGCATTTATGAGGGAACTTATGTTTCTTTGGGATTTGGGGGAGATGGTTTTGACTTCCCAGAACAAAGAATACTAATTCCAGACTTAAACATGGATATAAAAACTCTTAAAGTCTCTGTAAAAAGAGCACAAGATGAAGAATATTTGTATTGGAATTTAATTGATACTTATTCTGGTGGGTATGTTGATCAAACATCTAATTTATATTCATTGGAGAGAACAACATCTGGGTTTGTTGTTAAGTTTCAGGTAACAGCAAATGCAAATTATAATTTAGTCGCAGGTGATTTGGTTAAAGTTGAATACTTGTCATCAAATGGATCTAATTCAAATAATTCATCCAACTATACTGGTGGTTTAATTCCAAGTGGTTCGTCTATTGTGTTTTTACAACCATCATTTGGTGGATTAGACTCCCCAAATTTAAGTTCAGCAAAAACTGTTGCTCCTCTAGTTTTTTCAGCACAGCAAAGATTAGTGACAAAATTAGATTATATTGGGTTTTTGGCTCAATTAGGATATTCTAATGGCGTTAATGTTTGGGGTGGAGAAGAAAACACACCACCAATGTATGGAAGACTTTTATTTTCTATTAATGGAATACAAACAGCAGATAATAGTCTAGTAAAACAATTATTAAGCAAGATAAAAGAAAGATCTATAGTTACTATATTACCAGAGTATATTCCTCCAGTTTCTTTGGTTGTTAACTTAACTTTACAGACAACATATAATTCAGAAACTGTCACTATTATGCCGGAAGAGGCTATAGATCTTATTGTTAATGATATCAACAGTGAATATAAAATTGGTTCCTTTAATAATAACCTAACAGAAGATAAAATCAGAAACACAGTTCAAAAATATCCCGGCTACTTTTTAACTAGAATATCTGATGTTAAGTTAGAATATACAGTAGTTCCTTCTACTAGAAGTGTAACATTAAATTACAAAAATCAAATTAATCGGGTAGAATCAACAACAGCAGGAAATGGTATTACATCAACTTTGTTTGAAAGTCCATATTTCCCAACATCTAAAGTACAAATATACGATGTCCCAATCTTATATCCGGCAAATTCAATAAATCCACCAGTTATTGGAAAATTAAAATTATTTTCCAGAGATGAAAATACAAATAATGTTGATGATTTAAATGTGGTGGTTGGGGAAATTGATTATAAAACAGGAATAGTTTCACTTTATCCGGGCATCTCAACCCAATCTTTCAAATTATATGCAAAACCAAAGGCAGCAACTACGGTTTTAGCAAAAGATGAAGTGTATTTAACACTGAATATAAATGCAGAACAACCACAAGAAATTTGATGTTAACAACATTAATTAAAACTTCTGCTCAAACACAACCTTTACCAACAGTATTGGAACAGGCTATAGCATTTAGAAGTTATGCTGTAGAGGTTTCTGGTGAAAATTTTTGTACTTCTCCTGTTGGAATAGAAGGACAGATACCATTTTGGTTAAAACAAAATTATGGTAATAATAGCAACGATAGTTATTTAATAGATTTTATCAAAAGTTATTATAATTGGCTTTACTGTGGGTTTAAAAAAGATCAATCAAGTTTAACTCCATATGAAATAGAAGATTTATTTGACATTGATAAAGTTCCAGATGCTTTTATTGAACAATATATTAAAACTTATGCTCCATTCATATCAATTTCAATAATACAGAAAAATTCTGATGATTTTAATGAAATTACATTACAAAATGTTAGATCTTTTATCAAATCAATCAAAAATGATTTTTTAATTTCTAAAGGCACAGAAGGAGCATATCGTTATTTGCTCAAGACTTTATTTGATATAAAAAATGTTAACATAGATTATCCTAAAAAATATTTAATGAGATTAAATGGTGGTAAATTTAGCAATATTAGTTGGGATTTAGTACCAAACTCTATAATAGATTTACCTGATAATTTCGATCCAAATAATCCAATACAAAACGACATATTGGCTGAAAATGTAGGATATAATACGGAAAATAGACCTAATTTATTTGGCTCTGCATTAAACGAATCTATTCTTCCTGATGATAATTTTTGGCAAGAATACTCTTATATTTTAACATCTGATGCTTCAGTTGATGAAGTAATAAATTACAAAAACACAGTTCTAGCTGGTACTCATCCTGTTGGTACTGTTAGTTTCTTTGAACAATATGTTTCTATCGGAGACACAACTATTCCATCTGATTCTCCCTTGGGGGGAATTATTGATGTAGATTATTCTGAACTACCAATTATTGAAAAATATTTATTGTTATATCCAAACATATCAACAGATGTCATTTCTGATCCTAATTATGTTACTACTTTTTATGAACAATATTATACTGTACCCCCAGAAGATGCTAATTGCACTGATTTTAAAACATATGTTTGTTACTGTTGTGTATTTAACTGCAATCCATCTGGTATTACTGGTTTTTTTACTCAGCATCTATTTCCAAATTGGGACCCAGAAATAAAAACAGAAATAGAAAAACCAAATGGAACATTGGGTGACATGACTATTGGAAGTTTTTTAGAACTTTCTAGAAATTTACCAAGTCCAAATATACCATACAAGGAGTGTATAAACGATTGCCCAACATGTTTCTAAAGCATCAATATAAATAGGAAAAATATGAGTAATATTAATCAAATAAAATCGTATACATCAAACTCTATAAAAAAAGAAATTACTAACTTTTTTGTGTTTTTGGGTGGTGTTTCTGGTGGAAGTGAAACAGTTGCAGATGAAACTGATATTTCTGTTTTATCTAGAATAACAAAAAATGATGTATCATTAGTAACAAATAGAGTTAATTGGGCACGAGGCGCAGAATACACTCCATTTTATATTGGTTCTTCTGGTGACAATACTTATGTGTATAATAAAACAACAGATATGGTTTACTTGTGTGTTGGTAAAAATCAACCAATCGGATTAATTGGAGAAACTACAATTTTATCAACAAACGAACCAAACCATTATGTTGGTGTTAAAACTTACTCTGATGGATACTCTTGGATGTCTTTGTATCGTTTGGATTTTTTCTTGAGTAAGTTTTTAACTTTAACCGAACTACCAATAAACAGCCTGTATGATTTTTCCTCAGAACCAACTTCCATTTCCTATACAACAAAATATGATTCAATTTGTGCCGGTGGTGATGCTGGAGCCACCGGAGATTGTTATTTTTATTACAACGAAGACAGCAAAGATCCAATAACTTCTCAAATTTATAAAAAAGGAGACAGAGTTTCTGGAATAGGAGAAGAAAACTGGATATGTGCAACTTGTCATAGTGTTGGTTCTTTGTTAAATTACAAATCGGTTCATATAGTTGGTTCCTTACAGTCTGAAATTAAAAGAAATTCACTAGATCAATTAGAATTAAAAATTAATGAAAATCAACTAGATGTAAATGATAAATTTTATATCCAATATCTAAATTACGATTATTATAGACAAACAAATAAAGGTCTAATTTCTTTACAATTAGATGTTTCATCTTTATCGATAGAAGATAGAATTGTTAAAGAAGAAAAACCAGAAATAACTATTTTAGATCCAATTGGATTTGAGGCATCTGCAAATATAGAAACCTATTATGACATTCGTAGAAATGCTTTTATTGCAAACGGAATAACTTTACGAAGTTCTGGTAGAGATTTTATTAATCCATCATTTGTTATACCAAATGCCATTAGTTCAAAGTTACAAAATTCAATAAAAGCTGTAATATTACCAGACATTTCCGATCCCTCTGTATTTTTGCCAAATGTTAAAATTTCAGTGATAAAACAATTAACTTCGGTAGATTTACAAGAAATTGGGTCAAATCAAGAAGTATTTACTAAAACCGGAATAGTATCTAATGTAAGGGGACTAGATGATTCTAACCCAGTATTTGATTTGGATCAAAATGAACCACTTAGAGGAAGAACAACATCTAAAATAAAACTAGAGCCAACTTCTTCAGAATTACCAACTCTAGTCGAAGGTGAAGTTTTTATAGAATCTATTGGAGCATCAGAAACTATAACTATTAAAAATCAAAAATCAAAAGCAAATTCTTTAGATTATACTTCAAAATTAGTTTCTAAATTGGATGAATTCGTGGAATCAACTCCTGTATCATCTACCCTAGAAATTTCTGGAGTTGATGAATTGTTATTAGGTTTTAATGGAAAATTGAGAGTCAATATAGATAACACAGAATATGTAATTACTGAAGTTTCTTTACCAGAATATAAGATAGATAATATAGAATATGTTGCTACTAGGAATTTAGATAAAAACATAATATTAGAACAAACTGGTTCCCAATCCTCAATAAAATTATCATTTATCTTCTAACATGACTACAGTTAATATATCAACAAATTTAGGTTCGCATCCAGACTTTGCTCCTCCAACGTTTGGTGTTATTGATTTTGGTACACCAACTACCGGACCATTTTCTGTTGGTTATAAAATGATAGCATTTGAGCCTGGAAAAATTTTACAGGCACAAGAATTAAACGAAATTCAATATAGAATGAACGTTCACCAAACATTAACCATGCAAATGACTTCAAATTGGTTAAATGAAATTATAGTGTTTGGAACCACAGATTCATTTGGTCCTGGGTGGGACGGGGCTACTCCAATTAAACCAAATAATATACTTTATAACAGATTAACAGATACTTTATCTTTTGAAAGAAGACAGTGGTATTTGTGTAAAGCAAATTCAAGTGGTTTGTTTTTTTGGTTATATTTAAATGCTACTAATGAAATTTTCTATGATGCTTCTGCCGTTTCTCCAAATAACTATGTTGGTTTTACTCTAAACACAACAGCAAACGGAGAATATACTGGTGAATTGGTAAATTGCAATACTGCTGGAAATATAACTTCTCAGGGAGCAGTAACAAAGCATCAGTTAACTCTTAAAAATTCTTCTGTCTGTGGTTCTTCAAGATATTACTTAAGAATAACAGGAATAACAGAATCTGTAAACCAAATAACTAATGAATTTGTAGGAATTGTTCAAAAAAGACAAGACGGTTATTATTACCTAAATAATATTAAAGTAAGAGAAACC